TTGATGGCGGTACTACTAAGCCTAGTGAGGACTTCTAGATGCAAACATTTATAGTAGCTTTCTTAGCTACATATGGTTTATTATCTTTAGTATCTGATTTAGTTAGTCTATCTTAATTGATGGAATGGAGAAATAGAGTAAAAATCTTAGGGGAAAATTAAAAATGGGTGATTATATACTGAGTATATGTGATGTAGAAGGAAATGAAATACATAGACAAACTTTCTTTGATGTAGAGTATACTTTTATGAATGAACATGGTAATAAGTTAATCAGTTTCTTTGCAGTAGATAGGTTTAAAATACTTAACTGGAATACGCAAGAGGAGGAGTAGAATGAGGGAATTTACTGTACAGATGCCTATTTCAGTAGAGATAGGGGTCAGAAAGAAGAAGAGATACTATATTAACCTGAATATATACAGAAATAAGGTAGGATTCTTGATGAACAATGTAAAGAAGGAGTATCATAGGATAGCTGAACCTCTTATACCAACAGGTATGAAGTTTAACCAGATAGAATTAGAATATACACTATATTTACCTAACAAATTAAGAAGAGACATATCTAATGTACTAAGTATGGTAGATAAGTACTTTTGTGACTCATTAGTTACTATGGGGGTGATAGAAGATGATAATTATCACTATCTTAAGAAAGTTACCTTTAAATATGGTGGATATGATGAGAAACAGAGAGGATATGTAGATATTCTAGTAAGAGAAGTAAAAGATGGCTAATAGTAGCTGTACTAAGTGTGGGTCCTCAGATGGGGCTCAGACATATGAAGATACAGGTCTAACACATTGTTTTGTGTGTGAAAAGACTTATAAGACAGAAGAAGGAGGCTATACAGAGCCAATGCAAAGTGAGTTTAAAGATGAAAACCTAAGTGAGGTAAAAGAAATCACCAGTAAGATAAGAGGGATAAGTCCTGATATATTTAAGCAATTTAGTTATTTTAAGGACCATGCAGGAGCTCATGTATGTCAGATGTACAATAGTGAAGGTGCAGTAGTAGCACAGAAGATGAGGTACAAAGATAAGACATTTAGTTGGAAAGGTAAGGCTAAGGAAGCTGTACCATTTGGTATGGACCAATGGAGACAAGGTGGTAAGAGGATTACTATTACTGAGGGGGAATTAGATGCTATGAGTATAGCTGAAGCCTTAGGTGGTAAGTATCCTGTTATTAGTATATCTAATGGAGCAGCTACAGCTAAGAAGGACTTAAAGAAACATATAGAGTACCTTAATAGCTTTGATGAGATTGTATTATGGTTTGACCAAGATGAGCCAGGCAGGAAGGCAGTAAGTGAAGTAAGTAGTTTATTTCCACCAGGTAAGGTATTCACTATTAATACAGGTGACTATAAGGATGCTAATGAGATATTAATTAGTAAAGGTAAGGCAGGTGTATTACATTACTACTATGAAGCTAAGAAGTTTACTCCAAGTGGTATAGTTAATGCTAATGAAGGGGGCTTTGATGCCCTTATGGAAGATAGTAATAGTGATGAGGTATATGATACACAATATCCTGAACTATCTATTGCTAAGGGAGCTATGACTACTTTTGTATCAGGCTCAGGTATGGGTAAGAGTACTATAGTAAGAGAGATAGGGCATCATATGCTTACTACTCATAACTTAACTGTAGGACATGTAGCACTAGAAGAGAATAATAGTGTAAGTAAGAGAGCCTACCTAGGTATAGAGCTTAATGAATCTATAGTAGGTAAGAAGAAATGGCATACATTTAAGGAGAAACCAGATAATGTTACAAAAATTAAGACAGCATATGATAAAGTTATTGGTACTGACAGGCTTTATCTTTATAATCATTTTGGAAGTTTGGATAGTGATTCCTTACTTAATAAGCTCAGGTACCTTGCAGTTGGAGCTGGTTGTGATATTATCATACTTGACCACATCAGTATTGTGGTGTCAGGTTTGGAAGATATGGGGGACAATGAGAGAAGAGTAATAGATGTACTTATGACTAAGTTAAGGTCATTAGTAGAAGAGACAGGTGTAGGTATGATACTTGTGAGTCACCTTAAGAGACCAGGAGGAGACAAAGGACATGAAGATGGTGTCCAAGTATCCCTTAGTCATTTGAGAGGCTCAGGAAGCATAGCACAGTTGTCAGATAAGGTGATAGGACTAGAAGGTAATCAACAGGATGAGGAACATTCTAATGAGAGAATTATTAGGTGTCTTAAGGATAGAGAAGAAGGTGAGAAGGTAGGTATACTAGGACATGCTATATATGAGGCAGAGATTGGTAGACTATTACCTACTGACATACCAGAAGGAGAAGGAGGATTCACTAATGAGCAAGGAACAACAGACTTTTAAATGGAGCTTTTATATGACTGAGTATTGTAAAAAATGTGGTGATGAGCTAGACCCAGATGGTTTATGTTTTAATTGTGACCATAATGGATATGATGGATGACATTAATTTTTGATATAGAAACAGATGGACTACTACTAGATGTAACACAGCTGTGGGTAGGAGTTACTTACTGTATAGAAACTAAAGAGGAGAAAGTATATTATGAAGCAAAAGAATTGGCTACAGACTTATGTAAAGCCGATACTATTATCGGACACAATATTATTGGCTATGATATCCCTGTTATTCTTATTTTGTGCGGTATTGATATTAGCCCACATGTACAAGTTATTGACACTCTTGTTCTAGCTAAGTTAGCTTACTATGATAAGGACAAAAGCTGGTCGCATTCATTGGATGCATATGGAGAAAGACTAGGAGAGAAGAAGGGGAGCTATAATGATTGGAGTAAGTACACAAAAGAGATGGAGGAATACTGTATACAAGATGTTAAGGTTACCAAGAAACTATACCAACATCTTAAGAGGAAGACAACTTGGCTCCCTAAAGAAGCACTTGAATTGGAACAAGATGTACAAAGGATAGTAACTAGACAATATATAAAAGGATGGAGATTTAATGAAAAGAAAGCAAGAGAACTACACATACAACTTACACAAGAAAAAGAGTTGGCTGAAGAAAGTCTATGGAGAACTTTCATTCCAATGCTACTACCAGCTGGTAAGATTAAGACACCTAAGAGACCGTTTAGGAGAATGGGTGTATCAACAGTGGGACCGCATCAGCCGATAAAGCTAAGGACATTCAATCCTGGGAGTGGTAAGCATGTAGTATGGTGGATAGAACATCATCTAGGTAAACAGAAATGGGTACTTACTGATAAGAATAATCCTAAGACAGATGCTGAGACACTTAAGGATATGTTTGGAGAGGAACCTTTCTTAGAGCCACTACTACATTACTTAGAAGTTAATAAACTACTAGGACAATTAGCCGAGGGACCTAAAGCATGGTTAAAGAATATAAGAGGAGATAGAATACATGGACAAGCAGATATACTGGGAGCAGTTACAGGAAGATTTACTCATAGCAACCCGAACCTTGCACAAGTACCCTCAGTACGGGCTTACAAAGGAAGAGAAGCTAGAGGTCTCTTTGAAGTTGGGAGCAATTATAAGCTTGTTGGGGCTGATGCTTCGGGGCTTGAGCTTAGAACTCTCTCCCACTACCTAGCAAGATATGATGGAGGAGCATATGGAAGACAAGTACTTGAAGGCGATATACACACGGCTAATCAAGAGGCAGCAGGATTGCCTACTAGAGACACAGCTAAGACTTTCATCTATGCATTCCTCTATGGAGCAGGTGATGCAAAGATTGGAAGTATCACAGGTGGAGATAGCAAAGAGGGAGCTAGACTTAAGGCAAGATTTCTTAAGAAGACAAGAGGACTTGATGGACTTGTTGGAGATGTCAGAAAAGCAGCTAGAAAGAAATGGATTAGAGGGTTAAGTGGTAGAAGACTATTCATAAGGTCACCACATAGTGCACTTAATACACTCCTCCAATCAGCAGGTGCATACTATATGAAGTATTGGGTAGTAGCTGTAGATAAGATGATAGTAGATAGTAAGTATGATGCACACATAGTAGGTAATATACATGACGAATTGCAGATAGAAACTAGAGAAGACCAAGCTGAGGAATTTGCTAAAAAACTAGAGGAGTTGTTCATAACAGTTGGTGAGGACATAGGTATGAGAATCAAAATGGAAGGGGAAAGTAAGGTTGGAAGAAACTGGTATGAAACCCATTAGAACATGTAGAGTATGTAAACTAATGGCATATAAGGAGGAGGACTTAGAACAGTTCTACTCTAAGAAAGATATGAAGTATGGTAAGGCTAATATATGTAAGGAATGTAACTCAGCTAAACAAAGAGATGACTATAAATCACATAAGTATAAGCAGAAACTACAAACAAGAAAGAGATATGGTATAGAATATGAAGAGTATGAGAAGAGGATGGAGACCTCACACTGCTGTGAAGCCTGTGGTAGAGAAGAGAACTTAGTGTATGACCATGACCATACAACTATGGAGTTTAGGGGTGTACTATGTAGAACATGTAATGCAGGATTAGGACAACTAGGAGATACACTAGAAGCTATAAATAAAATGGTAACCTACCTGAAGAAGAGGAGAAAGTAATATGGAAGATACAGACCAACAAACAGTAATAAGAGCAATAGAAATATTCAAGTCTCGCCATGGGATTAAAGCCCCCTTGACATTATTTGAAATGGATGAGATAATAACAGAGCTTAAAGAAGAAGCTAGAAAAACTAAAAAGAAACCAAAGGGGAAGAAGTAGATGATGAATGGAAGAGTAGATTTTGTAGAAGAAGTATGTAACTGGAATATTGTGAGAGATAACCTAAGCTATAGCCCTAGCCTAGAGTATAGTATGTTAGATGAAGAAATAGGAGAGTATATGGAGGGAGGCATTACAGGTGATACAGTTAACCAAGCTAAAGAACTAGCAGATGTAGCAGTAGTAGCTATTGGAGGCTTGATTAAACTATGTGCTGGTGATATAGATAAGGTACAAGATATATTACTACTAGTAACTGCAGCTAACAACTTGAAACTAGAAGAAAAAATAGAAGGTAAGATACAGAAAGGTCCTAACTGGTTATCACCTGAGCCTGCTATTTCAGAGGTACTAGAAGATGTCTAAGTTTGGTAGAGGACCTCAAGGATATAGAGAGGCTAAGGAAGGTACTACAGGTTGGATGTATGCTGATATCTTTCCTGAGGTACTAGCAGGATATACAGGTGAAGGCAACCCAGCAGAGGCAGCAGCTAGACAGGTAGGAGGTAACCATTACTTAGGTAAGACTATTACTCATTGGGGTATTGTAGATGAGTATGGACTAGACCATTATAGAGGTAGTGCTATTAAGTATATCATTAGAAATAAGATGGATACATATCAAGACATAGAGAAGGCAGTACATTACTTAGAGAAATGGTTAGAAGTTAATAAGGAACTCAAGAATGCCTAACAAGCATATAGTAACTAAAGAGATGAGGAGTATACATTATGACAAGTTTGGCTATATGGTTAAGGATAGTGAGATACTTGCTTGGTTTAAAGGGCACAACATTAAGAGTAAAGAGGAGAAGAAGTAAGGATGCTGCAGGAAGAACTTAGTAGGCAACAGAGATGGCACAAAAGAAATGAAGAAAAACAGAGACTATATAGAAGAGAATATAATATTAAGAAGAGGTATGATATTACTGCTGAAGAATATGATAAGTTATTTAGTGCTAGTCCTGTCTGTGAATTATGTGGTATTAGAGAGTCTAAACATTTAGACCACAACCATAAGACAGGTAAGATTAGAGGAGTACTATGTAACAAATGTAATAGAGGACTTGGTATGTTAGGAGACACAATAGAAAGCATAGAAGATGCACTAGATTATTTAAAGGAGAGAGATTAATATGGCAGGTTCAAGAATACAACAAGGATGGTTAAAATCAATGTACCGCCCTAAAGATTGTGAGTATAGTGCTAGTGATTTAACAATGCCGTCTAGCCAACTATGGGCTAAGGCTAATACAATATGGGAAGGTGGAGATAAACATGATAAGGTAGTAGGCTTTAAGTCTTTCTTAGGTAGTGCATTACATAAAGTAATAGAGGAGATGGATGAAGATGGAGTCATCAAAGAACTCAGTTGGGTCAAGACAATGGCAGATGGTACAAGAATCGGAGGAACTTGTGATGAACTTAGATGGAGATATACTGTTAACAAATGGAGACTTGGTGATGTTAAGCTTAAGGGAGATTATCCAACTAAGAAGTTCATTGGGATTGGAACCAAAACTAACCCTAACCCTAAGCCAGAGCAGGAGAAAGAACAACTACAGATGAGCATATACAGATGGTTGTTTGAGGGTATGTTTGATATAGAAGACAAAGGGGTTATCTATTTATTCACACCAGGGCATGCATCATATGCAGCCTACCCTGAGATGCAAGAAGTATGGTTAGACCTACTACCTATTAGTACAATAGATACATACATCAAAGGTAAGTTAGCTGTAACTAAAGCACCTACACAACCTGAGAATGATTGTCCTGCTTGGATGTGTAACTACTGTTCATTCCAAGAGGCTTGTACATATTACACTGTACCTGAAGAAGATAAACATGAATTTGGAGTAGAGAAGTAATGAAGACAAGAGCAGAGGTAGTAATAAGAAGAACATATGCTAGACCTACTAACCCAGAGGAGACAGAGTTTGAGACTTGGGAGCAGATAGCAGAGAGAGTTAAGGGACACCAGAGATGGTTATGGAGTAGAGCAAATGGTAGTGACCTTAATGATAAACAAGAGGCAGAGCTAGAGGAGTTCAAGCAACTGATGATAGAGAAGAAAGTATCTGTATCAGGTAGGACACTATGGCTAGGAGGTACAGAGGTAGCTCAGAGGAGAGAGGCTAGTCAGTTTAACTGTAGCTTCACTGAGGTAGAGACTGTATATGATGTAGTAGATGTACTGTGGTTACTTATGCAAGGATGTGGTGTAGGTTTTAAACCTATTGTAGGTACACTCAATGGCTTCTTCCATAAGATACAAGATGTAGAGGTAATCAATACAACAAGAACAACTAAGGGAGGTAAGGAAGATAATGAAGAAACCTTTGAAGATGGTGTATGGACAATCAGAGTGGGTGACTCGGCAGAAGCATGGGCAAAGAGTATTGGTAAGCTCCTTGCAGGAAAGTATGCAGCTACCAAGTTGGTTTTTGACTTCTCAGAACTCAGACCAGCAGGTGAAAGACTAGCAGGCTATGGTTGGATAAGTTCAGGAGATGCAGCTATTGCTAAGGCTTATGTATCTATTGCAGAGCTGATGAACAACAAGGCAGGACAGTTACTAACTAGAATGGATATACTAGATGTAGTTAATTGGTTAGGTACTATCCTATCAAGTAGAAGGTCAGCACAGATTGCTCTCTTTGAGTATGATAAGCCTGAGTGGAAAGAGTTTGCTACAGCTAAGAGAAACTATTGGGAGAAGAATATCCAGAGAGGTCAGTCTAATAATAGTCTAGTCTTCTATGATACTCCTAAGAAGGAGGACCTAGATACTATCTTTAATTTGATGGAGGAGTCAGGAGGTAGTGAGCCTGGTTTTGTTAATGGAGCAGCAGCTCTTACTAGAGCACCTTGGTTTAAAGGAAGTAACCCTTGCTGTGAGATACTACTAGGTAATAAGAACTTCTGTAACTTAGTAGAGATAGACATAGCTAAGTTTAAAGGTGATACAGCAGGACTGCATAGAACACTTGAGCTAGCAGCTAGAGCTAACTATAGACAGACACTAGTAGAACTTAAGGATGGTATACTACAGGAGGCTTGGCACTTGAACAATGAGTTCCTTAGACTATGTGGTGTAGGACTCACAGGGATAGCTCAGAGGGAAGACTTAAGTATATATGACATAGATGCTATGAAGAGAGTATCAGTCCACAGTGCTTATTGTATGGCTGATGAGCTAGGTAAACAGAGACCTAAGAATGTAACTACAGTTAAGCCTAGTGGTACACTAAGTAAAGTAATGAGTACAACAGAAGGGGTACACCTACCATTAGGTAAGTATATACTAAACAACATTAACTTTGGTAAGCATGACCCTATCCTACCTAATCTTATATCATCAGGCTACAAGGTAATACCTAACCCTAATGACCCAGAAGGTATGCTAGTTACATTCCCTATTAAGTGGGATGACATAGAGTTCACTAAGGTTACTAGACCAGATGGGACTATAGTAGAGGTAAACAAAGAGACAGCTATTGAACAACTAGAGAGATACAAGAAGTATCAAGTACATTGGTGTCAGCAGAATGTAAGTAATACAATCTCTTATGACTTAGATGAAGTAGAGGATATCAAGGAATGGTTACTTAAGAATTGGGAGCACTATGTAGGAGTATCATTCTTATATAGAACAGACCCTAGTAAGACAGCAGCAGACTTAGGCTACCTATACCTACCACAGGAAGTAGTAACTAAAGAGATTTATGATGAGTATACAGCAGGACTATCTGAGGTAGACTTCTCAGGTGTAGTAGACAGCTTAGACAATGAGATGGATACACAAGAATGTGCAGGAGGCAGTTGCCCAGTTACATAAGCTTTCCTATATCTACCCTAACAAGTAAAGAGGTTAGGGAGGCTAAGGTAAAGAAGACAGTACATAAGGTTATGACACTAGAGGACTATTATAAGATAGAAGATACTGTATGCCAACTAACAAGATTAAGAGCTTATCAGTTATCAGATATATTAGGTAAATATAAGCTCTTCTAACATAGGAATGTAGGAAGTCTACAACTATACTAGAACCAAGGGGGACCCTATATAACTACTACTAGATAGTAACTAGCAATAGAAGTATATACAGTTAGTGTATATGTATAGAGAGAACTAACCCCTAGTTTATTAGGTGAGCCCTTTAGGGCGAGCCTACCCAAAGAAGAATAGGAGATGAGATATGATTAAAGATATAAGTGAAGGTATGAGTAATGTAGTATTAGCTACTAGCTATACAGATAGAGGCATAAGGTTAGAGAACTTACTTACTAATATATGTAGAGACTTAGGACAAGTAGGTATACTTACAGAGAACAAAGCAGACACAGGGTTTGTACTTGGTGTAGTTGCTAGTTACTTAATGAGTAAACATAGTAATAAGTTAGCTGAAGATTACAAGCCTCCAAGTTATATTTTTAATGAGAACTTATTCCCTGCTATAGATAGTATGGAAGATGTAGTAGTAGAAGAGATACCAGAAGATGAATAGTAATAACTTTATACTACAATGGTTGGAGCAGAAGTTTCCTGATAGACTACCTAATGCTTATGTAACTGACTTTGAGTTAGGTGTATTAGTAGGTAATAGACAGGTAGTAGAAGACCTAAAGATTAAATTAAAAATAGAAGAGGAGGTAGAAGAAGATGTTAAATAGATTAAGTAAGTTAATAGGTACAAGCCCTACAACATATAATGGAGGAGGTGGTGGTAAGTCAGGTGGACAACAGACAATGGCTGCTGCTCCTATACAGACTAGAGCATCAGTAGGCAATCAATTAGATATACAGACTCCTGCCTTTGAAGAAGAGACAGTAACAGAAGAGACAGTAGATAAGAAGAAGATGGGTACTAGAGGATTACAGATACCTTTAACTTCAGGTACTAGTACTACTGCTGCAGGTAGTGGGGTACAAGTATAATGGGAGGGGGTACAGGAATCTTTGGTTCAGGTGGTGGTCTCTTTGGATTACCAGACCCACTAGATTTACATGGTAATAAAGCTGAATGGGCTCAAGAAGAGTTTGAAACAGCACAGGCAGAACAGAAGCAGATACTAGATAACCCTGACTTAGACCCTAGTGTAACAACTAGAGTAGTAGAACCTGCTGTACAATTACCTACTAAGGAAGCAACTAAAGCAGCACCTATAGTGGGTACTAATAAATTTAATACCTCAACTAAGATTGGAGGGTTACAACTATAAAGGAATAATAATATGGCAGAACAAGTAAACCCACTACATGAGAAGTATGGGACAGCTAAGAGTTGGTATACTACTAATGAAATAGTAAGGAGTAGTTTAGAACAAGAGTGGAGAGACTCTGCACAACTTACTCTTCCTTATGTATTCCCTATTAGTGATGACCAGGATGAGAGTGCTTCTATGCCTAGTCCTTATAATAGTGTAGGTGCCAGTGGTGTTAATACTTTAGCTAGTAAGTTATTATTAGCATTACTTCCTCCTACTGGTGTTTTCTTTAGACTATTACCAGATAAGAAGGTAGTTGCAGATGCACCTGAAGGACAGCTTAAGCAGTTAGATGTTGAGTTAGCACAAGTAGAGAAGGATGTAGTAGAGTATATTAATCAGAAGGCTATGAGAGTGCCTGTATATGAGGCTATTAAGTTACTTATTATTACAGGTAATGCTATGCTTTATAAGGTGCCTAATGGTAGCTTCAAAGTATTTAGTCCTTATCAATATGTAGTACAGAGAGACTATGTAGGTAATGTACTTACTGCATGTATCAAGGAGAAGATGGACATCAAGGCTCTACCTGAGAAGGTACAAACAGAGTTACAAGATGCAGCAGATAGTACTCCTACAGAAGACTCAGGAGGTACTGTACAAGAGATTGTACAAGTAGATGTATATACCATGATAGTAAGAGAGTCACTTAATAAGTACAAGGTATGGCAAGAGATAAATGGTATAGTAATAGCAGGTACAGAGAAATCTTATACTGAAGATAAACTACCTTATATAACTCTTAGATGGACTACTGTTAATAATGAATCATATGGTAGAGGCCTAGTTAGTCAGTACCTAGGTGACTTAAGAAGCTTAGAAGGACTTACTCAGACTATTGTAGAGGGAGCAGGTATAGCAGCTATGCACCTATTTGGATTAAAGCCAGGTAGTACACTACAAGTAGAGGACTTAAACAATGCTCAGAATGGTGAGTTTGTATTAGGTGATTTAGAGAGAGAAGTATCTGTACTACAAGTAAACAAAGGGGCAGACTTAAGTGTACCTCTAAACTTGATAACACAGTTAGAGCAGAGATTAGGTAAAGCCTTTATGCTCATGTCAGGACAGATAAGAGACTCAGAGAGAACTACAGCTACAGAGGTAAGAGCTACAGCAGCAGAACTAGAAGCTACCTTAGGTGGTGTATTTAGTGTATTAGCAGCAGAGTTTCAGACACCTGTAATTACATTGATATTACAAGAGCTACAACCTGAAGTACTTAAGTTTACTATACCTAGTGTAACAACTGGTATTAGTGCTATATCTAGAGAGAGAGACTATACTAATCTTAATACTATGTTACAATCAATAGCACAGCTAGGACCAGAAGTAATAGCTACATACTTAAATGTACCAGCTTATCTAGGACAGATAGCTACATCTCTTGGTATGAATCCTGATGATATAGTCAAGACACAGGAACAGATACAGAAAGAACAACAAGCACAACAACTAGCAGCACAGGCTCAACAAGAGCAACAAGTAGCTGGACAGATGCAGATAGACCAAAACAAAAAGGAGGGATAAGATGGCAGGATTAACTAAAGCACAGAGAGCAGAGAAAGAGGCAGCTAAGGCACCAACAGCTACAGAGATAGTAGAAGAGAAGGTAGAAGCAGAGAAGAAGTATAGATATCAGTTCAAATCATATGCAGAGTACTTTAAATATGATGGACCAAAAGGTTAAGGAGAAGTAATATGGCAGCAGAAGAAGTAGCAACAGGAGAGGTAGTAGAGCAGAGTAATGTTCTATCAGAGGGTGAAGTTACATCTATTGTAGGAGGAGCAGCACCTGAAGAAGCAATACTACCTAGTGATACACCAGAGTTTGAGATGCCTGATAAGTTTCAAGGTAAATCTTTAGAGGAAGTTATTAAGTCTTATCAAGAGTTAGAGAAGTTTAAAGGTAAGGCTCCAGAAGAAGGGGGTGGTCAAGAATCTACAGAGGGGGAAGTGCCCTTGGAGCCTGAGAAGGGTAAAGAAGAACCAACTAAAGTAGAGCAAGAACAGTATGACAGATATGCAGAGAGTCTAGATAAGAATGGTAGCTTATCAGATGTAGAGTATGCAGAACTAGCTAAGGCAGGTTATGATAAAGCTACTGTAGATGCTGAAATAACTAACAGAAAAGCCCTACAAGAGTTCCAATCTTATAAGCAAGAGAAAGCTCTTAATGATGTATTAGAACCTCTAGGAGGTGGTACAGATAAGTTTAAAGAAGTAGCTGATTGGGCTAATCAAAGTAAGACACCAGAGGACATTAAAGCTTTTAATGAGACTCTAGCTAAGGTACCTAAGATAGCACAACAAGCAATGCAAAAAGGACTATATGAGGAGTATGCTTCAGCAGGTACAAGTACAGACCAAGTACTACATACAGGTGCCAATCAAACTACACCAAGCAAAGGGTATACTAATGAGACAGAGATGTTTAAAGACATGAACAACCCAGCATATAATACAGACCCTAAATTTAATAAGGCAGTATTAGATAAACTATCAAGAACTAATAGGGAAGGATGGAGCTTTTAAGCTTCCTCTTCTAAGTTCATATGAGCCTACTATACACCCTCTCTCCTGTATGGTAGGTTTCTATGAGCCTAGAGAGATACTACTAAGGTAGTAGAAGACAGATAACTCAGAAACATGTTTAACTGAGGCATATACAGTAGTATATAGAATGAATAGTACCTATAGGGGTACTTACAAGTCCCTATAAGGGCAGGAGAATATAATTTATGGCAAATCCATATGCAGCACCAACATTACCAAATAAAGACGCAGCAAGAGACACAGCACTTACACTGTACACAGGTGAGGTAATTAAGGCATTTAGAGAAAAGAATATTGGACTAGGACTAATTAAGTCTAGAATGATATCAGGTGGTAAGACAGCACAGTTCATTGTAACAGGTGAGGCTGATGAGGGAGATATCCAGACACATGTTAGAGGTGAAGAAGTAACACCAGTTGTTCTTGCTAATGATGAAGTAACAATTACAGTATCTACTAGATATGTACACTCACACTTCCTTGATTCATTAGATGAAAAACTAGCACAATATGAGGTTAGAGGTGAGTTAGCATTTCAATCAGGACAAGTACTAGCTACTAAGATTGATAAGGATGTATTTAAACTAGTAGGTAATACTGTTCCAGCAATGACTCCATTACCAGGACAGAAAGCAGCAGGTACAGTTGTAGCTACAGGTTATGCAGCAGCAACTACAGCAGAAGCAAAAGGTAATGTTATCATTGCAGCACTATATACAGGTAAATCTAACTTAAATGTTAAGAATGTAACTGATACACCTTCTGTAATTGTGGCACCAGATGATTACTACAATATTGTACAATCTACTAGAGGTGTTAATGCAGATTATACTTCTAACAATGGTGGTATTGATACAGGTATGATTAGACAGGTAGCAGGTTTCTCTATTGGTTGGACTAACCACTTAGATAAGACTACTAATGCTAAACTAATTGCACTAATGTTTACTAAAGATGTAGCAGGTGTAGTTAAAGCAATGGACATTCAATCTGAGGCTAGTTATGACAATAGAAGACTAGGTAATTTACTAGTATCTTACTATGCTTTAGGAATGGGTGCACTTAACCCTACAGGTATGGAAGTTATCAATGATGACTCATAAGGACTAGTTTCTTAGGTGCCCCTTAGGGGGTACTCCTAGAGACTATACAAGAAAACAAGGAGAATAAATAATGGCAGATATAATATTTCAGAATGGAGCTGTGTGGGCTAAGAGTGAACTGAATATGATAAATGATAGTCTACTTTCTATTGGTGAGACACCTTTTATAGAGGGAACACTAGTAGAGACATTACCTGTAGGTACAGATGGAGAGACAGCTAAGAGATTAATTAGAACTACTATGGTAGAGGTACAAGCTAGAGGTTGGTACTTTAATCTTGACTATGCCTTTCCTCTTGTTCCTGATTCTAATAAGTTCATTACTATGCCTCCTAATACACTTAGAGTAGACTTTGGTAATACGGAGTTTAGACACCAGTATACACTTAAGAATGGTAAGATATATGATTACTTAAACCATACATATATAATAGAGAATAAGTTAATTGCAGATGTAGTATGGCTAGTAGATTATGCTGAACTACCTCCTGAAGCTTATGAGTATATATCTCTAAGAGCAGCTAGAAAGTTTCAACAGAAGGTAATAGGGGCTCAAGAGATAGACCAGTTTACAGTAAGAGATGAGACAGATAGCCTTATTAACTTACAGAGAAGACAGCTACAGAGTCAAGATTTTAAATTAGCTAACTATAAGGTTAATACTAGAATACATAATGGTTACTTAGTACAAGGACTATATGGGAATGCAAGTAGAAGGAGCTTCTAGAGATGGCGGGAAAATTAATAAACAATACTCTATCAAGCCTAGCTCAAGGGGTAACCCAACAGTATCAAGAAGGTAGATTTGATAGTCAAGTAACTTCAATGAGTAATTGTATACCTTCTATTACTAGAGGTGTACTTAGAAGAAACCCTATCACACCAGTAGCACAACTACAAGGACTGCCTACAGACTTATCTGATTGTTTTGTATATACATATGATAGAGGTACAGATACAGAACAGTATATGGTAGTAATACCTGGTGATGGTAGTTTAAGAGTATACAATACTAATGATACAGATGGGGTAGCTCTGTATACTAAGACAGGAGATGCTTATCTTACTCTAGTAGGACTTAGAGCTAAAGAGACATTTAGTGCCTTAACTATAGGAGACCATACATTTATAGTTAATCAATCAGTACAGACTAGTTTTACTGCAGCAGTAGCTTCTAGTTCTGGTTATAGTGATATGGCTTTTTATTGGATTAAGAAGACTACATTAGTTGTACATGAACAATATACTTCTAGTACAGAGGTAGGTAGCCTAATGAAAGGATATACTTATACTCTTAATAATCTAGAAGTAGAGGGTACAGAAGAGACTAGACCAGGACAAACAGCTATAGAGTTAAGCTCAGCTTATGATATAGCAACAGAGTTTGCAGCAGATGTGGCTAACAGTCTAGTAGATACAGCAGAAGATGCTATAGCTTATAAGACTAGTTTTGTAGGCAGTGATTGGTCTTGGAGTGATACATTTGGAGATGAGGCTTCTATAGGGGTATGGAAAGTAGTTAAAGAATCAGGAGACTTACCTGTTAATATGCCTTCAGCCTTAGATGGGTTCATAGTAAAAGTATCAGGTGGTACATCAGCAGAGTTTGATGACTACTACTTACAGTATGACTATACAGATAAGACTTGGAGTGAAGTAGCAGCACCAGGTAGTTTAACTACATTAGACCCTACTACTATGCCCCATGTATTGTATAGGCTTACAGGTGGCTTTGAGTTTAATGAGTTCCAAGGTATAATAACAGATGGTAGTGCATTAGATGGTGTATCCAAATGGGGTATGAGAGAATCAGGAGGAGATGATGAATTAGAGAACCCTTCATTTGTAGGTAAGTCTATTAATAATATATTCTTCCATAAGAACAGACTAGGTTTTATTACTAATGATAGTATTGTATTATCTAGGACTAGTGATTATGGTAACTTCTTCTTTCAGACTTTACAGAATGTACTAGATGATGACCCTATTGATTTAGCAGTTGCTAGTCAAGATGTAACTATATTAAGACATGCAGTACCTACAGCAGGACAATTAATCTTGTTTGCAGATGATACTCAGTTTTCATTAGATGCACTAGAAGGACCTCTTACACCTAACTCAGCAGATATCACACCATTAAGTAATTACACATATGGTAATAGAGCTGCTGCTAAGGCTGTAGGTAATAGAGTATTCTTTGCTAATCAAGCAGGTGGGTATAGTCAGATATACTCATATAGAATTACAGATGCAGGCAGTAAGTTAACAGAAGCTAATGCTATGACTCTACACCTACCTACATATATAGATAATACTATTAGTAGGATAATAGGACATGATGTACTAGGCTATACTTTTATGGAGACTGAAACATACCCTAAACAATTAACTGTACTTACTTCTATCCTTAAAGGACAAGAGGATTTACAGAATGCATTTCATAGGTGGGTATTTGAGAAGGATATAGTTAGTACTCATATTATTAATAATGACCTATATATACTATTCTCAGATGGAGACTTAGTTAGTATGAACCTAGAGATACCAGGTGATATAGATACTATAAGTTACTTAGATAAATATAATAGTATAGATGCTGTAGTAGAGTATGAATCAGCTATTGTGTTCTCTGAATTCTTCTTTAGAGATGCTGATGGTAAAGGCTCAGTTAGAGGTAGATACCAATTAAGAACACTACAGTATACAATAGAAGAGAGTAGTAGATATGTTACTGAGATATTTAATACTGATAGTAACTTATTTGATGAAGATACAATGTATGGTACTATTTGGGATGATACAGATACTTGGGATGATACCCTTATATGGGTAGATATAGACCCACTATATAGTAGAATATATACAGATGATGATAAAGTAACAGTAATGGCAAATAGTAAGAAGGTAATAATTACTTTCAAAAGTAGTACAGAAGCCCCTAGTAAGGGATTTGAATTGTCTACAGCAAACCTTGAGGGTTACTTCTTTCAGAGGTCCACAAGAGTATAAATAAGGAGAAGTAATTTTGATAGCTAAAAGGTTATTTGAAGATGTAGATGGTTCAACTAATAGATTCCTAAGTGATTTTATTATTAGAAGTGAGAACTTTTGTAGACCATATGCATATGTATATGATGAGACATTAAACCCAGATGGTAGTGAGGATGTATTACAAGATATAGGTAGTGATTGGGGCTTCCCTGATAATCTATATAAGAGAGGTAATAATGCTCCTAAGTCTGCGGATTTAGTTACAGTAGATAAGTGGCAGATAGTAGATAATAGTGTATTATACTATGAAGCTCCTACAGCAGGTTCTTATATATGGGTAGAGGTGGCTTCATCTTCTGAAGAGTTTGGAGAAACACTAACAGCTCCTTCAGTAGAGAGAGCAGAAGCAGCAGCAGATAATGCAGCAGCAAGTGCAGTATTAGCTCTAGCATCAGAAACAGCAGCCGCTACATCTGAGACTAATAGTGCAGCATCAGAAGCAGCAGCTAGTACATCAGAGACTAACTCAGCAGCAAGTGAAGTAGCAGCAGCTACATCAGAGACTAACTCAGCAGCAAGTGAAGTAGCAGCAGCTACATCAGAGACTAACTCAGCAGCAAGTGAAGTAGCAGCAGCTACATCTGAGACTAATAGTGCAGCAAGTGAAGCAGCAGCCGCTACATCTGAGACTAATAGTGCAGCATCAGCAGCAGCAGCCAGTACAAGTGAAACTAATGCAGCTTTATCTGAGACTAATGCCTTAGCAAGTGAGGTAGCGGCAGCCAATAGTGCCTCTTCAGTAGGTGAAGTGCCAGGTGTAATTAATAATGGTACTCTTACATCAGGTGCTTTAGCCCTAGCAACAACAGAAGTTACTGGCTCTATGCCTATCCTCTATACTGGTAATGGAACAAGTCAAGATGTACCTGTTCATGGTGGAGTTATTGGTAATGAGTTAGTTACTAATGGTCATTTTACTACTGATACAACTGGATGGACTTCTTCAACTGGAGACATTACACACGAAATAGATAAGATTAGGATAACTAGAAATGGTACACAAGACCCAATTATACTTCAAACTATTTCTACAATAATTGGAAAAACTTATAGTTTTAGTGCTGAGTTAATTAATACAACAGCAGTAGCCTCTATGAGAATTAGTGGATTAGTATCCACTCCTTTTACGGCAGATGCAAAAGTATATAATCTTATTTTTGTTGCAACTGCTTCATCACATGAAATACAATTAATTTGTGGCAGTAGTAATGATGGTGAATATGCAGAATTTGACAATGTATTAGTAAAAGAAGTACCACTAATGCAAATTGCTAATGATAATGGAGATGGTTCGACATTAGCTCAACCATGGACTAATGTAGCTTCATATGCAATTGGAGGCGTAGCTATTGATGATAGTGCAAGTGGTGACCAGTTAGCTTATCGTAACTTAACTGGTACCAACTCTTCAACTAACCCACGTCTAGACACTACTAACTGGGTACTAGAAACTAATCAATATGGTGGTAGGTTTTGGTTTAAAGATAGAGATGCAGCTAATAATAACCAACTATTTGATTCTATAAGAAGAGCTGGAAATTGGTTATCATCAGACACTACAGTAATAGAGGGGAATGACACAACTAGACTTTCAACTATTAATGTATCTTCTTTAAGTATTGGTAGTAGTTCTGAATTAAATACTAATTCAAATGATTGTGTAGTATGGGTAGACCAAACAACTAGAAAGACAGCAGGTTATCGTACAGATGCAGGCGATATGCAGAACAGTAAGAACAACACTGGTACTGACTTGATGGCTACAGATAGTGCTGGTAATCCTATCATAGAGCATTACAATCCTACAACAGGGTTTAGTATTATTATGGATACTGGTAATGGTGTAGCTGGTAGAAGTATTCCACATAGTTTACAGAGTAAGCCTGGTTTCTTTGTTAAGAAATCCTTAGAATTAGCATCTTCTAATTGGTATACTTACAATAATGTAAAAAGTGCAACGGATTATATGTCATTGAACGCAACAACCGCGTCTACTCCAGCAATAACTGTATGGAATGATACTGAACCAACAGATGATAATTATACAGTCGGTGATAACTCTATGTCTAATGGTAGTGGAAATCAGCATATTACATACCTCCAAGCTGATTCAGATAACCACTACATAGGTGCATACACAGGTACAGGTGAAGTAGGTAATGTAGTAGACTTTGGTTTAGATATGACTGTTGATGGTAGTTATGTGATGGTGAAGAGATTGGATGGTGTAAGTGATTGGTCTATTGTAGATACTCTCAGAGGTAATGGTGATGATACCCTATTTGCAAATCTGAGTGTTCTTGAGAGTGTTGGGGCGAATTATGTAGACTTTACATCAATTGGTATAGTCATAACAAGTACAAGTATTACAGTAAATGCTTCAGGTGGCTTATACCTAATCCAAGCATACTCACCTAAATACAACCAACCAACTGGTGGTAAAGACATAACAGTCAACAGTGGTATTGACTTGACTTACACACAAGGTATAGGACTCACAAACCTACAAGAAACTACAACAGCTCACACAGTTGATGTAAGTAGCTTTGCAGGTGAAACAGCTTATATACTTAAAGAGAGAGGTAGTGATGCTTTAGGATTTGTTCAGAATCTAGGTGTAGGTCAATCAAGAATAGATGCTGATAGATGGGGTACTGTTAATGGTGATTATAGGACTACTGATAGACATGGTGACTATGAAAGTGCTACAGGTATCATCAGTGAAAGTCAACCTTTTGCTGCATACTATCCATACTTTGCTTTCGATAAAAGTTCAGGAGTATCCGCAGAAAAATGGGCAGTAGATACCACTACTGTATCATGGTTGCAATATGACACTATAGTATATAAAAAGCTAAAATCTTTTAGACTTGCATCTTCTGATGATATTACAGAAACACCTAAAAGATGGAAACTTACAGCAGTTAATGAAAGTGGCACAAGGATTGATGTTTTCACAGATTATGAATCTTCTGATTTTCCAATACCAGATGCATATACTTTTAGTCCTTTACTAGATGTGTCGTCAACTAGCTTACTGAGAGCTTTTAGAATAGAAATTACTTTAAACAATGGTGATGCTTCTTATACTTCAATAGGAGAACTAGAATTCAACTTTGAAGTATCAGATGCTCCATACCTTAACACACTAGACAAAGTAGTATATGACTCAGGTGATGTAGCTACAAACTTAGTGGCATTAGGTGAATGTAAATCAGATGGTCAAGGTAATGCCTATGACTTAGTAGAGTATGAGCCTTTACAGAGCTACTTCAATGCTATTGTAGTTCAAGGTGAAGCTAATCTGAATGCTAATGTTAAGATAGTAGATTTTGGTACTGTGTTTAAGAACAACAGATATGTAATTGATAATCCTTTTGGTAATGAGAATTATGAGGGGTGTATAGTTAGATGTGAAGTATTTGTTGGTGGCATATGGAGTGGTACTGGAATAGGAAACGATACTGGTACTGGAACTACTGGATATGGAGCTAAAGGTTATTCAAATCTAGCGGGTATTATTGTTCAAACAGGAGCTAATGCAGTATACACAGCATCTGCATATATGATTGGTGGTACTGGATATACAGGGACTCAAGTCACCTCTGCACCATGTAGGGTAATAGTAACTAAAATAGCAACGGAGGTACAAGATGCTTAGAAAGATACAAGTAAATGTAGCTGGGGTTTCTGCCTCAGTCTATGAAAATCTACTAACAAAGAAAGCTAATGGTGACTATGAAAAGCACTACAATGCTGATATGAGTTTAGATATGGATACAATCAATGCAGAAGCTATACAGAAGATGATAGCTGATGGTGAAGCTCTAGTAGAGTCTCATGTGCAAGTAGAAATAGATAAGTATAATGAGGAACATGGTGTTCACTTTACAGATGTAGATAGCTGTCATAAGTACACAGGACAAGATGGTTATATTCATCAACAGTTCTGTGTAGATATAGTAGCTTATAATACATCTTGTTGGGAGAAGGCTAGAATAGCTCAACAAGATGGTGTAGTTACTATGAATACTACTGCTGAAGAGTTCTTGGCTGTTCTACCAGCATTTGGAGCATAGCATGAAAGATTGGTGTACAAGTTTTCCTGAGTATTGGTATACTTGGAAGAATCCTATTATGTGGAAGAGAACATATATAGGAGATTGTTGTGAAGGACATGATAGTGATTGTAAGACAACAGACTTCTTTAAGTGCCTTAGAGGTAAGAAGATTGTAGGTGGTTTACTTATAACATTAGGTGGTGCTCTAGGATGCCTTATAAAGTATAGAAAGGTATAATCAATAGTAGAGCATAGGTTAATACTAGTTCGTGTCTTCTAGGGGTCTTAAAATGATTCTTAGAGGGTACTATAGTAATATTAAAGGAGAGAGTAATATGGTAGAAACAATAGAGGAGATGTTAATACAACATTTACCAAATAGATATGAGGATACATTAAATTGTTATAGATGCTTCAAACATGAGAGTTGGGAAGATAGAGATGAAGATACAGGTGAGTTATTAGGATTTGTTACATACTTCTTTCTAGACTTTAAACATGATATGATAATAACTGCAGCTAAGAATGATAGATTTAGTAAGGCTCAATGGAGAGTACTAAGAGATACATTAAGAGCTAGAGTTAAGCCTATCAGAATACAAAGTGACCCTAATAAGATACAGTTACATAAGGGGGCTGCAAGATTAGGAGGTAAATTTTATGGAGATGAAGTATTCTTTGATGAGCTCTACAAGGGATAAGATAGCCCTATTAGAGGAGAAGATGTTAGTACAGAAGGACTTAGTAGAACCTATATGTCCTTTAAAGCATCAGTTTAGTAATGGTGTATATGTTAGAGAGATAACTATGCCTACTGGTTCTATTATATTAGGTAAGGAACATACTACTAAACATTTCAATATAGTCTCTAAAGGGGCTTGTGTACTAGTAGATATAGATACAGGTGAACTTACTGATATTATAGCTCCTATGACATTTGAGTCTGAGGCTGGTATTAGGAAGTTATTGTATATAGTAGAAGAGTGTGTATGGAGTACTATACATGTTACAGAAGAAACAGATGTAGATAAGTTAGAAGCTACTCTAGTAGTAGAGAGTAAAGCATATAAAGAATTAAAAGGAGGTAACAAATGTCTTTCATAGCAGTTGGAGTTGCAGCAGTAAGTATTATAAGTAGTGTTAAAGGTCAAGAAGCAGAAGCACAGCAAGCAGATAATATGAGAGTATTAGAGATGGCTGGTGCTAAGGTAGGGTTTGCTTCTACAGAGAATTCTATCAATATAATGAAGTCTGCTAATAGAGAGAATACACAGAATGCAATAGGTGAGGTTCTTAGAGCAGGAGCAGAAAAGGATAGAAGAGTAAAGGAGGAACTTACTGTAGTTACTAGTAAGGTACAAGCCTCTTCTGAGGGGCTTACTTCAGGTAGGTCAAAGGGTAGACAGATGGTTGCTCTACAAGTTAAAGGTAATCAAGCTGTACAGGATAGTAGGTCTGAGACATCTAATATGATTAATCAAATAACAGATGCACAAGATAAAGCTACTAATGATTTAAATAATAAACTATTCTCAGCACATCAACAGATGGCAACAGTTCTATCTACACCAGGTGCTTCTTATAGAGGTAATCAAGGTGAGATAGTAAGTGCTGGTATATCTGGTGCATCAGCAGGGGTTAGTTTAAGTTCTAGTTTAAAATAAGGAGATAAAAGATGAGTGGAGTAATAACACAGTTTAGTTCTGGCTTCAATGAAGTAGGAATTACTGATACAGGAAATATTAGAGCACAGAGACAGATAAGTGATATTGCTTCTAGAGGTACAGGTCATATAGATGTAGGAGGTATAACTAGAGGGGCTGCTACTTTAGCTACTAATATAGTTAATGCTGAGAAGGCTTCTGAAGCTAATAATGCTAAAGGTGATTGGGTAAAGGTAAGTACATCTGAGGGTTATCTTGATGCTGATGCTGTAGGTAAAGCTGAGATGCTAGAAGGTATCTATAGTAGTTTACCAGATAGGTCAGAAGCTTATCAGAATTCTTTTATGGGTTACTCTTCAGGTGAATATGCTAGACAGTATAATGCTAGAGGTGTAATAGAAGATAATGCCCATTATAATGCAGCAGGTGCTTCTCAGATGGCTTGGATGCAAGAAGATAGTGGTGAAGAGTATGGTGGGTTTGGAGTAGATGATTCTTTTACTCTTACTAATGAACAGTCAGGTAAGACACCACAAGACTTTGTAGATGTATATACTACAGCTAATCCTAGACTTGATAAGGTAGTTGTATCTAGAGCATTAATGTCAGAAGCTTATGTAGAGATGATTAGTGCAGTTAATACAGCAGCACCTACTGAGGAAGCTTTAGCTAATGCTATAGCAGATGTAGAGGATATTAAGGCTCCTTATAAGACTCCACAGTTTCTTACTACTAGACAGAAGCAAGGACAAGAGTATGTTAACTCTATGGAGGCTAGTCTAACTGCTTCTATAAAAGCTAAACAGAAAGACATTAAGGATACACATTTTTCTTTTAGAGCTAAGACAGCAGTAAATGGTAATAGAACTCATCCTGATTTTATGTTAAAGTCTATTAAGGCTACTACAGCTAATGATGTAGCTTATGTAAAGGAAGTAGAGGCATATACTAAGAAGTACAATGAAAGAGGTGAGGCAGATGCTTACAACCATAATAATCAGATAGGTAGTAGAACACAAGCCCTACCTAAAGAGAATAAGACTCTTATGAAAGAGAGACAAGCAGCAGTAACTAAGGACTTAACACTTGCACTATCTAATGGCGACTATGAGAACTTTGCTAGGATATCTTATAATGAAAGAGACTTTGGTAAGAAGACAGGTGAGTACTTACTTAATAAGATTAACCAAGCTACAGACCCTAAAGAGTTACAATCTCTTATGGGCTTCTTAGGTAATGTTAATGCTACTAATCAAGGACCTACTGCACTTAGACAAATGTTAACTGATGATGAGTATACTAGAGTTAGTGTACTACATAGTATGAGTCTAGCTAATAGTGATAAAACATTACCTGAGCTGAGAGATGCTATAGATAAGTCTAAGGCATCTACTAATATAATGAAGTTAGATGTAGGTACTGAGATGGAGATTAGAGAGTATGCTATGAAGTTGGGTAGACAAGGTAATAACTTCTTAAATGTAATGACACAGTATAAGCAGATTAACCCTCAGTTAGCTAAGGAAGAATACCAGAATGTAGCAGAATACTTTGCTTCTACTATTGATACAGTAGATGGTGTTACAATAGACTCTTCTATGAGTCAACACCCACAAGCCCTTAATCAAGAGACCTTTAATGCTGCTATATCTAGTGAGGTAGTTAAAGATGGTGATAATGTAGTACATATGACTAACTCTAAAGGCGAACCTCTTATGGTTGTATCTGATAAGTTAGGTACTACTACTATTACTAATGTACAGCCTTATATAGATAAGAATAAAGTAGTAACTGAATATGAAGCTCAGAGAGTAGAAGATAGAACTATATTAGGAGACCATGCATCAGCTATAGGTTCTTTCTTTAGAGTACTTGTAGATAACTCTGTAGATACAGCAGTAGGTACACCAGGAGTTATAGGAGACTTAGTAGGTAATATGACTTCTAGGTTAGGCAATCATATGATAGATAGTATGACACCAGGACAAGCAGAATTCTTTGGATTAGACCAGAAGGAAGCTAGGGATGATAAAGAAGCTACACTACAGAAGATAACTTCTAATGAGGAGTTCAGAGAGTCTGTATATAAAGCATTAGACGAGGTTGAGGCTAAGTATATTAACTTAGAGCCTGATGTATCTATCAATACACAATCTAAGTATGACCAAATGAGTATGATGAATGCTCTAGGGTTAGCACAAGATAAGGGCAGGGCAGCTAAAGGTGCTAGTAATAATATGATGGTAGAGGATATGGTTAAGTCATTTGAGACTCAAGAAGGCTCAGGTGATACTTTAACAGATACTCCTACAGGTGACTTAGGTGTTACTGAAAATATCAAGAAGAGATATGGAGAGGATAAATCAGATAAGGAAGTAGCTACTATGTATTTAACTGACCTCTCTAATATGATTGATAACAATAACTCTAATATACCTAGAAACCTTAAAGTAGCACTACTAGATACTGTATACAATACAGGTGAAGGGGCTTTAGGGTGGTCTTCTATTAAAGAGTTTATGAATAACCCTACTGAAGGGACACTACAGACAGCTATACTTACTAAGATATATGCAGGTGGTAAGTCAGTAAAAGGTATAGGAAAAAGAAGAGCAGAGGCTTATAATAAGTCTAAGCCTTCAAGACCTATCAAGTCAGTAGAACAGAAGTCTAATGGTGATATGGTGTACAAAGATGCACAAGGTAAGATAATATTTATGGCTAAGTCAAGTAAAGAGAGACATTCTCAATCTAGGGCAGGTACAATTAATTTATAAGGAGAAGAGTAGATGGCAGAGATAGAACAACAAAGGGAGAGTACATTTGGGGATTATGGTAATACATTAAGCCCCTTATTTATACCAGCAAGTAACCCTGAGTTACAGTTTAGTGCTGCTACAGACATTAGAGGTAAGATAGATTTAGAAGAACCTGAGATGAAGTTATATTATGATGATGCTGATATAGAAACTCAGAGAGCTATGCTTAAGTCTAATAACAATAGTGATGCAATTAAAATAGCCCAGAGAAGAGACATATTTAATGAGAGTCAAGAGGCTATTAGTCAAGATGGTATGCTTACTCAGTTAGCTATGGGTATTCCTGCTTCACTAGCTTCTCCTAGTTCTTTACTCCCATTTGGTGCAGTATTTAAAGTAGCACAGACAGCTAAGAGAGTTAATAACTTAGTAGCATTTGGTATGGCAGGTGGAGTAACAGGTGTTACAGCTAATGTAATAGATGAGGCTATATTTGATATTCAAGGTATGCCTACTAACTACTTAGGTGCAGCAGCAGTTGGATTAGCTTTTGGAGGGGGATTAGGTGTACTAGGTGCATCTCTATCAGGCTCTCAGAAGGGATTAATCTCTGAGGCTTCTTCTAGTAAGAATGATAGCTTTTCTAGAGACTTTGATACAGACCCCTCACTTACTATACAGTTAGATGAGAATGGTATACCTAAGATAGTAGATATAGCTCCTATGAAAAAGAGCTTACTAGATAGAGTACCAGGTATAGGTAACATATTTAGAAGTGATATACATAAGGTATACCAAGAGGGCTCAGAAGTAACTAGAAGTCTGTTTAGTAGATTAGCTAGTCCTACTGTATCTCTAAAGGATAGTCAAGGCAACTTAATACCTACTCCTAAGAATGCAGTTAATGTAAAGAAAGAGGCTGATGGTATACACCAGATAATGATACAAGAAGTAAGTCAAGCATTTGAGATAGCTAAGTCTAAAGGATATGAGGGTGACCTAGCTACATTTAATCAAGACATATGGAACTCATACTCTGAAGCTATGAACATACAGAGAAACTCATTACATACTGAGACTAGGGCTGAGATAGATGAGGCTACTCTTAAGATGGATGAAGAGTTCAAGACTAAGATGGCTGAGGTAGATGAAGACTTACTATACTACAGAGAT